ACACCACATAGTTTTTCTGTAGTTGCAATACGGTACTTCTCAAATCTATACTTTGTTGCAGGTTCTCTGGCTGCAGATAAAAAAGTTATTGCAGCATTATCGGCTGGGCTAGATGCTAAAGCAGGACTAATTGCTAAGGTAGTACCACCACTAGTAACTGTTGCATCAGCAGTAACCGTATATACTAATTCAACACCAGCAATACTAAATACATCACCAGCTTTAGGTTTACCTGTCAGTCCATCAACAATTAAACTACTGCCTGTTTGACTAGCACCATTAACTAATACAGTTCCATATGATGGGGCACTAATCTTTGTCCAGCCACTACCTATGCTTCTGTATAAACTATTATTACGGGCAGCAATTACTTTACCTGTCCAAGCAGCAACCCCTTGAATGGTGCCAGTCCCAGATGTAAATGTAAGAGCAGCTTTATCTGCAGGGCTAGATGCTAAACTTGTTGTTAGTGTAAGTGTTGCACGCTTAGTGGATGTGCTATATGAAACACCGCCAGTAGCAATCGTATATGTGCCTGCTACCCCTGCAATAGTAAATGTATCACCTTCTAATGGGGAAGCAATTAAGTTGCCTACTATAAGTGTAGTACCTGTTTGCCCACTTCCGTGTACTCTGCCGTCCCCATATGCAGGAACGATAGAGCTATCATACTTATCAAATCCATCGATACGTCTATAGCCACCCTCAATAGAAGGTTCAAAATTACGTAGTATCCTAGCACTGCCCGGAAATTGAATACCAAGCTGTAGAGGGGATAGATTCGTAATTAACCCACCCTTAAACTCAAACGGGTATGTACTCCATCTATCAGCCATTAATTAACCCTAAAGCCAGCAGTGTATCTTTTATTTTGTGGAAGCATAGTAGAGCGTACATACTCGGTACGATTAACCAGCATGATTCTCATATGCTTAAGGTTCTGTTCAAACTTTGCTTTTGCTACTGTTGCGTCTTGGGTATTGCCCCTAAACATATACGCATAATATGTAGCACCTTCAACAATGACATGCCTATACATTTCAGGAATGGTGGGCACATCACTGTATGCAGATAAATCGGTAGTTACTGTGTAATACTCATACGTTAGTTCGTATGCTTCCTTTGGTGTCTGTACCAAAATGAATTGTCTATTTGGTGCCTGAACAATAAAGGAAGGAATATCTCTTAGGCTTGTATCAGCATTGTATTCTTGATCTACAAACTTCTCTAAGTATTCTTCATAAGACATAATCTTGAGTTTGACTGTCTCATTATTGAATGTAGTACTTTTTCTAATACGGAAAGAATCGAAGTCAATTGTTTTCGCATTAGCAGGATAGTTATACCTACTTGTTCCTGCAGTTAAGGTTGTAGTTTGTGTTACATGATTCCAGTGCCATTGGAATTCTAGCTGGTTAATATCTTGAATAGCTGCATTGACTGCGTCTTTGGCATGCGAATAGAAACCCTTTGCAGTACTGAAGTTAGAACTGGTTAGCTCTACTTCATTTAGCTTTCTATTAATGTCATTGACTAAACCCAAGAAATCGTAAGCCACTATAGCACCTTATTGAGATGTATAAATAAAGAAAGGCAGGGGCTTGTGACCCCCGCCAATCACTATACTACTTAAGCCAACTGATCACGATCAACTTCATTAGCCAAGATACGACCATCTACATTCATGAGCACAGCCCAAACACGGGCTACACCAGAAGTAGGAGCGGTTGTAGCTGTAGCAATCGTAATGTCGATTGTGTCAGCAGTTGCACCAACTACGAGAGGCTGGAATGCAGCGGCATTTTGTGCATAAGCACCAGCAGCAGCAGCATCAGCATCGAAGCCGTCAACAAAGTTATCAGCATCAACGCCAGTGCCTAAGTCAAATGTGGTATCGCTTGACTCCCCACCTAAAACTGTGGTGATTTCAATACCAGCATTTAGAATGACTGTGTTAACGGGTACAGAGATAGCTTCAATAACATCGCTTGCAGCAAGGGCAGAACCCTTTGCAGTAGCAGCTGCAGCGAAGTCAACGAGTTTATCTACTAAGTAAGGTACAGAACCAGCGGTACGACCTGCTGATGCTCCACCTGCGAGAGTGGTAATAGTTGCCATTTATGTTTCTCCTTTAATTAAGCTACGTTGTACTTGGCAGTTGCAATAGCCTCTGGACGGAGGATCTTGCGACCATAGAGATGCATACCACGAACAATGTCAGCGAAACTGTCAGGATCACGATAGCTCTCAGTCTTGGTGATCTGTTGAGCAGAAGCAACAGCAGCGTCATGACCAGCAACGATTACACCAAAGTTGGTGGACTGAGGACCTGCAGCAGATGTGCCGGGACCAGTACCAATCTTAGGTAGGTTGTTGGAAACATAGATACGGAAACCATGGAGGTTGTTTACAACTAAACCATTCTGGAGACCAGAACCACCAAAGTCAGCGTTCAAGAGACGGCTGTCTTCATCTTTCAACATCTCGATAAAGACTGGGTCAACAACTAACCAACGACCTTGGCTGTCAACAAACTGTTGATCCAACAAACGACCCATACGAGCGATGATTGTCAAAGGAGACACAACGCCTGTTGGGATTGTTGTTGCACCGGGCAAACGTGGAGCAACAGGGATTGCATCGCCTGCAGAACCAGCGGTTGTCAAGTTTGCAAAGTTAGGACGGCTCAACTTCATAGTAGCTAACAACTCATCGCTATCGGCAGTGCTTACAGCCTTGGTGCCGGGGAAAGTTGTACGTGCTGTGTCAGGTGAGCTATGCTTAGCTGATTGGCTGTAGCCAGAGAGATAACCTAATACGTCTTGGTCATACTGGTCACGCAAGCGATACGCTGCACGATCAGAAGCCATAGACATAAAGTTTACGTGGCTATGGGCTGCTTCGATATCGTCAATCTTGAATGCAAAGTAGTTAGCTTGATCAACTACGAGTGTGAAGTCCTCGTCATCCAAGTCTTGTGCTGTGATTTGTGTACCACGAGCATACGACTGAACAGAAACTTCTGGCTCTTTGATGATCTTAACGCTATCGCCCATGTTAGCGATTTCGCCAAAATAGTCGTTGTTAGTAATATCTTCTACTGTAGAAGCTTTACGGAATGCAAGTTGTACTTGCTTGGAATAGATTACTGGCGAAAAATTACCATTAGGTAAATTGCCGTAACCTGCTGCTGAAGGAAATGCCATTTTATATTTCTCCTAATAAATGAAAGGCATATTAATAAATACGCTTACATACATTCTTGGAGCCTATGATGCTAGGTGCTTATAGCTTAGACTTCTAGATTATCTAAGATATAAGGGCTAACTATGTTAGGGTAGTCCTATGAATTACTGTGTTGCGTTTCAATACTGCTTAATTGCCCGATACACTGGTTGACCCTAGCTATGGGTGGCAGTTTAGGGCAGAGGCAGGGATATATAAATACAACATATCCCGTACCTCAGACTTGTACTACAGTTATAAATCAAAAATCTATTTTGTCAACTATTATCTTGCAGATCCAGTACGGTCATAAATGAACTTACCAGCTTTAATTGCAGCTACAATAGCCTCTTGATTCTTCTCATATTCTGCCGAAGACATACGCTCCACGTCAGATTCACGAATAGCACCCGGCTCATTGGCTGACTCAAAGTCTGCTTTCTTACTATTCCCTACTGATCTAGCAGCCTCTTTATCCTCAGACTTCTTAGTCTTTTTGGTATTCAGACCCATGTCTGCCTTATATAAATCAATGGCACGAGCAGCTGAAATAGCGTCCGTCTCATTGTCATATAGGGCATTTTGTACCCATTTTGGCTGTGCTTCTACCCAATCATGGAACTCGGATTGCTCTCGAATATCATTAAAGTCTGGGTGTAGACGCATTAGTTCTGCTTCTGCACGCTGTCTTAGGGTATCTGCCTGAAGTTCATCTAGCTTCTTGACTCGCTCCTCTAGTGCCTTAGACTGCTCTTGAGCCTTTTGCATTGCAATGGTCTCAACAATCTTAGCAACATCAGGGAATTCCTTAGACCATTCGGCAATCTCTTCTGCCGACTTAGGCATACGTAATTGCTTGGTAGCTGACTTCTCTAGCTGACCTCTAAGTTCATCGATCTGCTTTTGTAGCTCAAGTTCTTTCTTTTGAGTATGCCTACGCAAATCTCCGTACCGCTTCTTAAAACTCTTTTCTTCTGGACTAGAAGGTTCTTCCCCTTCAAAATCCTCAGCATCTTGTGCTTTAGCTTCCTGTGGTTTATTGTCCTCAGATAGCTGTTTTAGTTCTTCTTCTTCTTTTTCAATGCGTTCCTTGTTAGCATTACGTGTTGCAAAGCCCGACATTGTTTTGGTTTGTACTTCTACTTTTTGCAGTTCCATCTTTTCCTCGTTGGTTGGGGCTAACAGTTGCCACACATGGTGGGGTATTAGGTAGCCATTGTTAAGGGGAATTGTTTTATTTCTTAACAGCTAACCCCTTTTTAGCTGTCTTATTATTTGGTTTTTGTACTTTCTTGCGAGGAGCAAGTAAAGGTTTCTTACTGTATTTTACCACAGCTGTGGTCATAAGTCCACCCTCAGCTGCACCAATTGTTTCTGCTTCTTTGTATCCTGCGGGGATAGGTGCCTGTGGTTCATCGTCTTTAAATGAGATCATAGTAGATTGACCAGCAGCATTTACAAATCTCTTAAGATCATATTTGGCTGGAGCTACTTCTGTCAATGCTACCTTACCAAAGCCCGTTAAATCCTCTGTCATATCGTCTGTTGGGCTGTATCTTGAACGTGTTCTAAACGTGAGGAAACCATCTTGCGGAGCACTAGACGGCATAACTTCATTTAGAATACTCTTAGATATTGTTTCACTAACTAGTTTTTTACCTGTTTTCTCTAGTCCAGTATCTATTGTAGCAGGAGGTGTGTATATCTCATTTGCATTATAGGAACCAGCTATGTTTTGTGCTACTGCTTTTTCACCAACTCCACTAGCAGTTAAGTTTGCTACATCGTCAGCAGTAAAAGATTGTACTCCCTCTTGCTTTAATATTTGTGCAATCTGTTCTTCTCCTGCTCCTGCTGATCTAGCACTTTCTGCCTGTGCTGCTACAAAATCTGCATCCGCTTGTAGATTAGGACTGTATGTACTGCCAATACCAAATTCATTCTTAATACCGCCATACGCCTCGTTAACACCACTAGATACGGCACCAGTAACTCCACCTACTATCGCACCTTTTCCTGCACCTTCGGCTATACTTTTTCCACTAGCTGCTGCTCTTGCTGCACCTGTACCAGCACCAATGGTAGCACCAGTAGCTGCCGATGTTGCAATTTTAGTAGCTGTAGGTCCTAGAAACTGACTTGCAGTACCACTAATCTCGGAAGAAACCATTGGTGCAAATGTAGTAGCAGCATACGATATACCAAACGATACAGCAACATCAGTGAGGTCACCCCCGTTAATAGCTGTATTAGCTGCAGAGATATAAGGAATAAGATAGTACTGCTGTGTAGCAATAGCTGCTACTGTTGCGACAGTCCCTACGTCTACCTTTTGTAATACCTCTTTATCAAATTGTTCACCTAGGTCTCCGATAGCAGGACCCGGATCAAGTTTTTCTAATTGTTCACCAACACCTTCTGTCCAGTTATCTGCTTTGTCGATAGCGTTATCAACAAAAGGTATTCCTGTTGGTCCTCCACCACTACACATAATATTCCTTATAAAGATTTAACGCTATTAAATCCACCGACACGATAGCCATTGTGAATAAAGAACTTCTTAGTCTGTTCTATTTTTCCACCTACTGTGTGCCCCATATACAATTCTTTTACATTCATACTGCGTGCCCAATCTTCTAATGCACGTAACAATAAAAAGGCAGTGCGACCACCTCTATGATTTTGGGCTATATAAAACCCTAAGTCTGACGCTCTCTCATAGTCAGAGAAGAAGAAAGGTCCTATATACCCACCGATAAAACCAATACACTCTTCGTCTTTATATGCCAAGAACCCAGCACTCTTTGGATAGTGGAATAGATCCTCTATCTTTTTTCTAGATGGTTTAGCGTGTGAAAACACACTCTCTTCTACCATCCGTTCAATTAAACTAAATAAAATATCTAAATGCTGTTCTTCAACTCTTATTATTTTTATCATTTATTACTCTATATCTAATGACCAGCCCTTCTCCGTTTCCTGTACTGGGTAGCCTAGTTTAATTAAAGAATCAATATTGCCCATTTGATCCGACTCAAATCGTTTAATGCCTGCCTTCTTTGCAATCTCGATTCCTGCCTGTATTGCTTTGTCTAATTTCTCAGGAGGATCGTTAGAGAAGAAGTATGGATCGACAACACCGGGTCTCTTTACGAACCCAAGTATGACTGTATCATTGTAGCGAGTAGAGATCAATCGTTTTGTACGATTTAATTTTTCTACCTTTGCAATAAATGCATCTGCTTTATCTTGTTCTTCTGCAGGGAAATTACTTTTAATAATATCGCTAGGTTTTAATCCTTCAGTAGGAGTACTCTGTTCAATGTCAGCTAACTCAGGCTCTCTAGCCTTCATGTTCTCTGCTGTCTTATTGATGTAGTCCATCTGCTCTGGGGTAAGCTGTGGTGCTTTAGGAGCAGCAGCTTCTTGTGTCATTCCCTCTGGCATGGCAGGTTGTTGTTCTGTAGCCATACCGCCCACAGCCATTTCTTTTTCTTCGCCTTCCTCAGACTCAATCTCTTCCATGATGTCATCTAACTCAGACTCAAACTCACCGTCATCTTCTTCGGTAGCCTCTTCTGCATTAGACATCTGCCCCATGGCTTCCATTTTCTTGAGACCTTCTTTGGCAGCTTGACGCATCATCATCAGTCTCTCAAGACCAATGTAACGAACTACATCGGCAGGAAATACAAACTCACCCTCACTCAGTTTAGCTGGGATGTCATCACGCACTTCCTCTTTCATGGCACCAACAGGAACATCATTACCGCTTTCCTCGTCTACTGTGCCACCTTCTTGAAGCATACCGCCTTCTTCTAGAAGTTTTTTAGTTTGTGCTTTCACTTGACCACCCTTAGCCATACCTGCTTGCTCTTTAGTTATACCTGCCTCGTCTGGGTTCTTACCAGTTCTTTTCATATACTCTTCTTTCCATGCAGTTGGATGCTCTTTAGATTTAAGCATCTCCCCAGTTTCTGGATTAGATGAACTCCAATGGTACCTATTTTTATCATAAGGATCTCTCTGTGGTCTTACTCCAGCCTTCCATGCAGAGCGATAATCATAGTCTTTGGTATTTAAATCTGGTTCTTCTCCATATTCTTTTACATACTCCTTGAACCATTCAGTTTTTTTAATACCAGTTTGAAAATCCTGTTCCTCTTTATCCGCTTGTTTTTTCGGCATTGACTTCGTCTCTCAAATGTTTAAGCTGTCGCAGTGCTGTAATCGCACCTTGGGCTTGATATAAGTTAACAGGTTCTACAGACTGCTCTAACTTCTTTTGATGCAACTCAATGTGGTAGTCAAGCATATCTGTAAATGCTTGCCACTGCGTATTGGTATTAACCCAGC